CTTCGGAGAAAGTCGTCGGAGAAGGAGATACTGATACATTCACACGAATGGTTACCGACTATATGCTTGAGGCATTCGGGTGGAAAATGGATGATACGTTGGAGCAAGCCAACGTCCTGAACAATTTCTTGACCTCCGATGAAGTCGTCGGGTTGAACTCTATGTCGGCGGAAGATCGAGTCAAGACCATCCGTAACAGGATTCTTCTTAACCTTCCTCAGATTTACAAAGCCAAAGGGACGGAAAATTCCGTTAAGATGCTGTTGTCTTGTTATGGAATCCCCACCACATTGTTGAGTATCCGAGAGTATGGCGGGGTCGATTACACAAACGAGACGGCGACTTATACTCAGCTTGAGCGAGCGTACATGTACCAGTGGGATACTTCTTCGGTGTTTGACCAGTTTCGTACTTCCTACCCCGGAGCAGTCAAAACCATCGAGTACAAATTCTCCATTCCCGACGAAAGCTCGTATGAGTACAACAAGAAACAGATTCAATGGGGTGTAGTTGGTGGTGGAATAGTCGCTGGTACTGTTAGTGGATCTGGACTTATTCATGGTGGATTTTTACGTGAGCGAGAAAAGAATATGGGAAAAGTGTTCTTCTCTGTGGGATATAAGGGGTTTGAGGATTTTACAATTTACAGCGATTCCATTCCTATTTTCGATGGAAACATCTATAGTGTCATGGTTCGCAAAAATGACCCAGATCCATTCTATCAGTACTCCTCAAACATACTCGAAGTTCCAACCAAGTACGATTTGTATGTTCAGCGGAATGAAGCTGGGCGAGTGGTAGTCAAATCCACAACCAGCCATATGAATTATGTTAGCCAGAGTAACTATAGGTTCAATAATGGCAATTATTTGATGATTGGTGGATGGTTCTATAGTGATAATGGGCGAGGTTATACTGGAACGTTCGATAAAATGATGCTCTGGCTTGATCCTGTATCTGATACCAACTTCGAAGATCACGTCAACAATATCAACTCCTATGCGTTCTCCGGATCGAGAGATGGATACAAATCATTGGTGTATCGAATGCATACGGATTACCCATTCGATTTGAATAGATTCCCACCGGGAACCGTGGGGGATTTCGGTATAGGCGTTAGTACAAGACCGTGGGGGCAATGGTATAATGCCAATCCCTACTACGCCATATCTTCATCTTGTGGTGATAGATTCGAGATTGAGACTGGTGATGTTGCGGGAGGAAATACAAACTTTGCATTTTTGGCGTCTTGGGGAGCATGGTCCGGATCACAAAAGCTGGTCTATGATCCAATTACTGATTGCAACATTTCTCAATCCACTTATCCATATCAGTTCAAGATAGTAGATTACCCTTGTACCTACGCCGTTTCCAAATATGGACCGAACAAATTCCGCAATGAAAAAATCCGTCACGTTTCTCAATCCATCGCGGCTCGATTTGACATAAAGGAGCGTTCCACTTACAGCGAAAATAAACACATTGCTCCAGATTCCAACCTCGTTGGATTTTTCGCTGACCCTAATGATTTCAAGAACAAGGATATTCTCCGATACTTTGGTAACTTCGACTTTATGGATGTCATTGGGTCTCCGACTAATATGTTTTCATCGAACTATGACCATTTGGGAGTTCTTCGTAAGAAGTATGCCGACATTGGAAATTATGTAAGTGGTAGCAATCCAAGAGTCAATGAAATGATGACTCTCTATCGGCTCTATTTTAATAGGTCGATCTTTGAATCTATCAGGAACCTTACCCCCGCGAGGAGTAATGTATTGACTGGAGTTCTCATTGAGCCAACAATCCTTGAACGCCCGAAGTATGAATCGAAGGCAGTCTTCAGTGAAATGAATTCGGGGTCAGCATTCTATGCTGACATCACGGCGAGTAGATATTTCCGAGATCCAAACACCAAACTGGTTCGTATTTCACAAAGTCTGGTCTTCGCAGAGTTTAACGACCCCTACATCACTGGATCAACCTATTTCAATACGTCCAGCCTGCCTAATAATCTTTACATGGATCTGGATGTCTCCTACATCAACGAGCCCAACTTTGTCTATCCGCTTAACTATCTCAATAGTGGAACGGATGTTAGTGATTTTCCAGACAAGTATCAGTTAGGACATTTTGAAGATGGATATGCCAAAATGTCGCTGGATATGACCGTGGATAGCCATCCAACGGGGTCGGAGAGATTTTACCTGCTCAAGCAATGGGATACTTACAAGATCTGGGCCAAGACAAACGAGTGGAATAGAACGGCGGTTTCCTCCGACAATCTTTATACGACCAATTCCATCCAGTTGTACAAATACGTTATCGTAACAGAGGATTGGTTCAAGAGCGTAGTTTACACGACGCCGACTGATGATACAACGACTTCAGAAGTTTTGGCTGGGAATGGTTTATTTACTCACTATCCATACACGTTCAAGGATACTGCAAACCAAGTACGGAACAACATCCGAGTGGAAAAGGAGTGGAATGGGACTCGGTTCATTTTTAACCCTCCTTATTATACGATTGGTGACGGCTCGTGCTTGGAAATCGTTCAGGGGTATCCAAGAAACCATTACACTCACAAGCGGCAAGTTTTTTCTCCAAATCGATTCCAGTGGCTAGGGAAAGAGGGAAAGGCGATAACGTCTGGGTCATATATTCGCTCACAGCAGACCATTACATCAACCATCAATGCGGATGGTCTGGAAGATGGAACGATTCCAGTGCAATCCTTTGATGTTAGCAACGTGAACTTGGTACAATCGGACAACGTAATAAACCAGTAAAAATCAGCCGTAGATCAATACTTATAGACAGGCACTAAATAAACAACTATGCTTGACGGGAGAATATACTCAGAGAAAAATATCTCAAATGTATGACGTTCAACCATCAAGAATATGTAGGATACTAAAAAAATTTGGAGTATAATGACTTATGGCTTATATCGATAACCAAACTATAACTGTCGATGCAGTTTTGACCAAGAAAGGTCGTGAGCTTCTAGCGAAAATTGGCAATTTGAACATTACGTCCTTCGCCGTCGCGGACGATGAAATCGACTATACTCTTTACCAACCGAACCATCCGAATGGCAGTGCGTTCTTCGATATTGCCCTGCGCAATGCTCCTGTTTTTGAGCCGCTTACTGATGAAACGCAGATGATGAAATACAAGCTCGTTACCCTGAACCAAGGAGTCACGTCAATACCCGTGATCAGTATTGCACAGGACAAAATCTTGGTATCGCGGGACTATACAGGTGAGATCATCATCAGCCCAAGCACCAATCCCGCCTACAATATTGCTACAGGATATACGGCCATTCTTGGGAACAAGAACGTGGGTACTCTCATTGTTGAAGAAAGCAACTCAGTCAATGCGGTGTCTAGCACGATTCCAACCTTCGCTGGAGATATCAATACCACCAGTGCTCAAGTTGTGGTTGGAAACAAGTTCCGTTTCATTCCAAATAGTAGTCTGGGAAGAACGACGACCACCAATCTGACAATCATTGGAAACGAATCTGGTGGAAGCATCTCGATCGAAGTCACTGTGACCTTTCCAACAACCACATAAGACGACCTATGATATTCTCTCAATTCAACCCCAATGAAGATATAGTTGCCGGACGAACTACTCGCGTAGCCAGTGGATTCTGGCCCGTTGGAGTAACTACATGGGTTCAGTCCAGTTTTGTCGATGATTTTTGGGATTTGACTACTGTGCAGACGCCATCTCCCTCTTACGGAACCTCCGTGTACGATGTCCGTCGCACAATGTACTATACGAATGTGTTTCCAGACTCTTCGTACAAAACCAACGCAGACCCTTATTTCTCGATCACATACGGAAACTTTTACGGAAACTTGGGAAGCGGTTCCTTTGGTATTGAAACCTCCAGCATTGATGCTGGGCCAACGAAGGCCATTTATACTCAGTATCAGAATGTGCTTCTTGGAACTGCCGATCTGGATGGGAAGTTTAGCATAAAAAGCGGAAGCACGACGGTTAATGCCGACGACATTTGGGTTATCGCTTTTTCCACTTACAAGATGAAAGACCGAGTTGACGAAGGACTTCTTGAGTTCTCGTTGAGTGGGTCATTGGGTGGAATCACTCTGATCGATGATTCTTACTACACCAGCCAAGCCCAAGCTTCCTACCAGTTGATTGAAGGTACATTAAACAATCAACCAACGACCCCCGCCTATGGCGGATATGGCATCTTCTATCCACAAAACGGAGTTATAGTGCTTAATGCAGCGCGGGTAGCGGAAAAGGTAGGATTGTGGAATTCGACTACGAAGACTCTGACTGGCGGAACCATTGGAAATTTGGATTACAATCCGGGTTTGAATACTGGCTCCTACACTTACAATCACGAAACCTTGTTCCAGATGATGAAGGCGTGTTCCAATACAATGAATGTTCGTAAGAGCGAATATGTCCCTGCTCGTCACTATTTCGTGAGAATCAAAAACCGCGACTTTAATTACTCAAACAATCCAACCTACGTGTACGATGGAACAGATGGAGTACATGCCAAGGGAACTATTCGCAATACGGATTTCGTTACCGACCCCCGCACATACCTGACAACGATTGGTCTGTATAACGATAACAATGAACTTGTTGCCGTTGCCAAATTGAGCAGACCTGCGGTAAAAACGTTCGATAATGAACTTTTGCTGAAAGTACGATTGGATTTTTAAGTTATTGATAATCAACAACTTATAACTCAAATTTATATTCAGCAATGCTCAAGAACATCAATCATCAGAATATTCTGACAACCCCCTTCGTTGCTACAAAGAAGTGGAGTTTCGGGAACGTTATCAACGGTGATGTGATTTTGGCCGAGGATACTGGATCAGAGATTCCCATAGCAATGGAGTACTTGGATTACTCTGGCACCTCTCCATTTCTCAACCGTGGGTGTAACATTGCGATGGAGCAGCAAGAAATGGATCAACTGAACTACCGCGAGGGTGTAAAATTGAGTGGCCCTTTTTACCCCGATACCGACCCCAAGAATACAGACGGCACTTACAAACGTCTCATTTACTCCCAGATTAAACAAGCGTTTTACAATTTCAACCGGAATCCCGTTGAGATTTTTGGGTTGGAGAACATTGATTTCCAGCTTGGGAAAACCGAACGATATGTCTCGGATTTCTTTCGGGAGTTTGTAGTATCGCAGCATTTTTACGGAGACAGAATGGCTAAAGGTAGCGTTGAGATTGCCGACAACACACTCGATGATAATGTGACCATTAAAGATGATGGAAGTGGAAATCTTATGGCGACATCCAATCTTTTCTCCAAGATTCAAGAAGTAAGGTTATTGGGCAGTGATGTGCGAAGCGGGTCGGTTATTGTCTCTTGTAGTCCCGCCGTTATTGAAATTCCAACGGCTCCATCGGCACTAACTGCTTCATTGACTTGTTCATTTAACATTTCTCCGATAAGTCCATATTTTGGAGCAACGTATTTGGTGAACTTGCGATGGACCGATAATTCGACAACTGAAGATGGTTTCTATGTCTGGAAAACCTATGTGCTTATGCCGGGAACATGGTCGGGGTGGGCTAAGATTGCCACAGTCGGAGCAAATGTTAAAAAATATGCTGACCCTATTTATGTCACGATGACATCAGCATCGTATCAAGTTAATGCTTTCAATATCATCGGAAGTTCGGGAATGACAAATTCGGCATCGGTAAATTCGTTGGCTTGTACTACGACAACGACGACCACTACTACGCCAACGACGACGACCACTACTACGACAGATACAACGACGACCACTACTACGACAGATACAACGACTACTACGCCAACGACGACGACCACTACTACGCCAACGACGACGACCACTACTACGCCAACGACGACGACCACTA